TGTTGAAACGACGGAGTGTTCGTTGTGCCACTTATCTGTAACTGCCACCTATCTGTTAAATAAACATTAGTCGCTGATGTAACTGCACTACCAGCATTACGCTGGTCAATCCTCATATCACCATTGATAATCAAATTACGGAAGCTAGGTTGAGTTGAATACACTCCGCCGTTTTGAGAGAAGGACCCGGTGACAGCAACGCCACTTGAAGTGACACTCATTACAGTAGAGCCACCAGATTGAATATTAATATTCCCGGTATTATCGGCTGTGGTCTCTAAACCTCCAGCACCTGATGTTTTTGCATTAATGTTAATTGCCATTTAGTTACGCTCCATCATTCCAAGAAATATCCATATTTTCAAATCCTTTTTTCATTACATTGTATGGATAAAAATAAACTACGCCCCCACCTTTACCAGCATCGCTAGTACCCTGCGTATTTTTTGCAATCAGCTGGCCATTACTCGATCCTTGAGAAGCCGTGATTGTTGAAAAAGCTGCTGTCACTGTACCTTGATGACTAAATATAGTGTATGCTGGAAATCCTGAATTATTTTTAATTGCAGTCCAAGTGCAAGCTCCCATAGTGCCCTCTCCTTGGCCACTATTATACGCTCTAGAAGTTATAGTTCCTCCAGCATAAAAATTTCTTGTACCTGTTCGCTCACCAGAAGTAAGTACAATATACCCATATTTAGTACCACTTGAAAGTGTGCCTGCTTGTGATTGCCTACCATTAGATGGGTCTACATATCCTAGAGGATTCCAATACAAATAATTATAAATAGAATCTGGTGTTGATACTCCGTTACTACCTGCCCTAGAGCCTTGACTGTAGCAAAGTGCTACATCATATAAATTAACAGCATCACCTAAATTAAAACCTTGTATTGCTCCATAAAAATTAGAAAGACTAATTGTTCCAGATGTAGGAATACTATTATTTGCTGCCGGACCATTTAAAACAAAGTTTCCACCTCTATAAAAATCTGAAAATGCATTTCCAGTTGAGCCAGTTGGCACAAATTCTGATTGCAAATTTGATATTCCAATAACTCCTGAACCTGGTAATGCCATATATATTCCTATTCTATAATAAAGTTAAAACTTAAACTTATTCTTGGGTTATCTGTTTTATTCATTTCTACCATATGTTCTACATCCGCAGGAAACAATATTAAATTACCTTTTTGAGGCGTAATTGACCTTGTTCTTGCTGTATAAATATTATTATCTGCTTCTAACTCTATAGGGTGCATATTCTTAGTTGTTCTAAATACTATGTCTCCACTATCTTTTGGTGTTTCTATATAATACACTCCAGTAATATGACAATGTGCATGTATATGGTATTCCTGATAAGAGTGTTTTAATCCATAATTAAACCAAGATTCTTTACACGCAACTTGATTTACTTTGTACCCCATTTGTGTTGCATAATCATATACGTGACTTGCAATCCTTTTAATCAATTCTGGATATTGAAGGTTAGGATTAAATGCACTATGGCTTGTTAATATTCCAGACCTCCATCCTTCTTGTGACTTTAATTTACCTTCTTTATGAAGGTCTCCTAGTATATTTAACATAGGAGTAGTGTCTATATCAAAATGCGCTCGGTATAAACTTACTTTAAATAAGTCTTCTATTTCTACTCGCAATCAGCAACCCTTATATAATCAGGACTTGTTTCATCAATCCATGTTTGATTTTGCTCATCCCATATATAAGATTTCCCATCAGTTGGATAAGGCACTGGAGCTTGCCAATTACCTTGTTCATTTAATATCCATGATGGATAGGGCTGTATCAATTCACTCATTATACACTGCCATAAGCAGTAACATTGCCTACAACAGTTAAGTTACCACTAGAATCTATTTTCATTTTATTAGTACCACTATATTTAAATATTAAATTATTACTTCCGTCTTGAACAACAGTCCACCCCGCACCAATACCCAGCGTAGTAGTAGCGGTCAATGTAGTAGCAGATATAGTGCCACCTGAAGTAGATAGCGTTGTAAGTCCAGTAATAGACCCACCTGTAATATTTACATTGTTAGCATCTTGAGAAGCCATTGTACCTAAAGACACACCACCCCATGTAGGAGTATTGCCTGCTCCTGCTGAGGTTAAAAACTGTCCTGCTGTACCCGCTGCACCATCTAATGTAAGTCCTCCAGTGACTGCTAGTGTACCTGATGAGGTTGCTGTGCCTGAAGCAGTAAAGTTTGTAGTGGTTAAATTAGATAGCCCAGTAGCAGATCCACCAGAAATAGAAACGGAAGTACCGTTTTGTGTGGCCATCGTACCTAAACCTAAATTAGTTCTAGCCGTACCTGCATCCGAAGCACCTGTACCACCATCAGCTATAGCTAAATCTGTATTTAAAGTGATAGAACTTAAATGAGTGACTGCATCAACAACATTAGTACCATCATTAAACACAAACATGGATTTACCTGCTGGAACAGCAATTCCTGTACCTGTTGAGTTTTTAACTGTACACGCGTCTGCAAGGCCATTATTAATTAGATAAAGTTTTTCAATGGTTGGAACAGTAAGTGTCCTAGCACCGCCTGATGTACCTGATAAATTTAACCGTAAATTACGAGCAGCTTGAGAAGCGTTTGAATTTGTTAAACTAATTGTTACATCTGCACTTGAAAAACTGACAGTTGCAGAGCCCGTAATGGCTTCTTCGAGAGCGGTACCTAAGTTAGTATTGGTAGTTGTACCCCAGGTACCAGTTTGCTCGCCGGTAGCAATAAGTTCTATTTTTAGGTTTGAGTAGGTACTAGGCATAATTTAATCCTTATTTTTCATTATTTTAACTTGATTTACCTTGCATTGGAATACTTGTCACGTGAATACCTACGTGTCGTTTTTCTTCCCAAGGTTCTCCACAATCGGAGCATTTACCTGAATTATACTCTTCGGCATCAACAGGCATTGAACAATGTGCACATTCTAAATGCACTTCGTACTTATTAATTACAGTTCCATCATTTAATTTTTTAGCTTCTATTATCATGCTGCTATCTCCATCCATTCAGGTGTTTGTGATGTATTAACATCTGACCACCCATTAGTTTGTGAATCGTCAACGTCAACCCAACCAGCATCTTGATTGTCATCAACGTCACTCCATACTAGGACAACACTTGTTCGTCCATACCCTACAACTCCAACAACATTAACATTAGCAGTGGCAGTTACAATGACAGTTCCGAGTATCGTTGTACCTAATACTCCAGTAACACTTACATCTGCATTTGCAGCTACTGTTACATTACCTAACTGAAGGGTACCTATTACTCCAGTAACGTTAACATTTGCATCAGCACTAACTGTTGCATTACCTAGCTGAGTAGTTCCTACTACTCCAGTAACATTAACATCTGCATTTGCAGCTACTGTTACATTACCTAACTGAAGGGTACCTATTACTCCAGTAACACTTACATTTGCATCTGCTGCTACCGTTGCTGTCCCAAGCTGAGTAGTTCCCACTACTCCAGTAACATTGACTCCAACACCTTCAGCTACTGTTACATTACCTAACGCAGTGGTTGCTTCTAGACCAGTAACATTAATGTAGTTATTAGTCTGTGGTGTTACAGTACCTAATTCGGTTGTACCCTCAACACCCGTAACATTTACATTTGCAACGCCAGTCGCATCGGCTGTGCCTAATGCTGTTGTTCCAACTACCCCTGTTACATTAACACTTGCACCCGCAGTAGTAGTTGCTGTGCCAAGCTGAGTAGTTCCGACTACCCCTACTAAATTTACATTGGCTGCTGCAGTAACAGTTGCAGTGCCAAGTGCCGTCGTTCCAACTACACCGGTTACACTAACCTGTGCTGATATGCCCCCTTGTGAGGAAAACGGGGCGCTGGATAGAGGGCTATCTGAAAACATTTAGAGCACCAGCCATCTTGATCCTGTTGGGATGGTAACTGTAACGCCTGAAGTTACAGTCATGGGGCCTGTGCTCGTTGCATTATATCCAGAAGGAATTGTATAGTCTGTTCCTACTGTTTTATTATTAACAAATAATCCATTTGACGCTGTCATTTCTTGTCCAGTGATTTCACCAGACACATCAACATCTCCGTTGCTGTCAGCGTACACGGATTTACCTGCAGGATAAACAACGAATACGTCTTTATCTCCCGCAGAGAAATTAACTAAACTACCAGAGTTAGAAGAAGCTAAAACTGTATCACGAGATAAAGTAGTACCTGATGCTGTATAAGTACCTAGACCTACTTCCCACTCATCACTTCCTGTAAGTACGATTGTATAGTATGTGGTGTTACCATCACCAATAACTGAAAAAGCTTGATAGTCTGCAACCGCGCCCGCGAGCGTGACAGTCCCAGTCCCATTTGTGGCTGAGGTTTCCTTTACTCTGTCTTTTAGAACAAGAGCCATAATAGCCTCCTAATTAGGCTATACGGATAATAGCGTTAGAAGAATCCGCTGTTGGGAATATAACTGTAAAATCCCCGTTAGTTGAGGTCTTATCTCCACCGAATGCTAATACCGCTACTGCTTTGTTTGATTGGATGCTGTTGTAAATTAAAGCCCCGTTTGCTGTGATTGTCGATGATGACCATGTTGTGTCTGCAAAGTCTAACCACGCAGTAGTTGAAGTTGATATAGGCGTTTGTGAAACAGACAGCGTATTACCACCAGCTGAATAGTTACCTGTGCTTGGTACTTCGTTTGATGTTGTGTATGCTGCAGTTGTTGCATCTAGTGTTGCTGAAGAAGTATATAATGCGATTTTAAATGTATCAGCAGTAGTACTTCCCCTTGTTACTGTTGTTCCAAAAGCGTGAATGCCATTAAGCAAATCAACTTTGAAACTCGTAGCCATTGCTTGGGAAATTGCCATGTTAAGTCTCCAAAAGTTTAATTAATTCAGAATGCCCCGCTTCTCGCAGTTTATTCGCTATTGTTGTGCGGTCTGATTGAACCGCTTGTTTTAAGTACTTAACCAGAACTTCTCTGATATAGTGCTTAAAAGCTTCTGCCTGATCTCTAATGAGAGGGTTAGCATCTTTGCTGACATACATAATTTTGTCTAGTGCTCTGTCCGCAAGTTCTTCGGGTGTAAATCCTCGCCCGCTTGTTGTTATAACTTTTACTTCTCCATCAAGTATTGTGCCTTGATTATCCATACTTTTCCTCTCGTTATTGTACTGGATACCTTACTTGTCCATCTCGATAAGCATCCATTCTATTTTTAGCATCACCTAGTTGTTTAATCATAGATAATGCATCCGTGTACCGTTGTGTATAATTTGCAATAATATCGGGTTCTTCTTTCATGTATGCAGCTGCTTCCAACAAAGTTCCATACAATAGCACACTACTAAAATTATTGCCCAACCAGCTAGTGCCAGCAGTGACAATAGAAGTAGGGTAGTAAAAATAGTGAAGCTCAACAGTATAATTATCGTCTGGTGTAGGCCCCATAATAAATGTGTTATCATCAAAAACTCCGTAATATTTAGGCTTACCATAATAAGCCGAATCTGTGTCTGGGAAAGACTCCCTAATAAAATTAACGTCTTTATTTAAAAGATAAGTGTATTCATTATTACTATCAATCACAGCTATACTATAAGTTGCTAACCAATCAGAAGGCACAGACAAATATTTATTACCCGTCGATGTAGTTCCCACTTGATTACGTCTTACGTCAGGAATTTGCACAGTATTAAATACGCGCTCTTCTGCTTGCTGAATAAAGGTGTCAATATCAGCCGTACTGAACTGATTCTCAGTGTAGCTTTGTACTTCCGCTACTAATTGTGTGTAGTTCATTATCTATCCTTACGCCATTGGGCCGCGGGCTTTTGTACCTTTTGTTGCTGCGCCATTACCACGAGTAACAACACCTTCTGTCTTGACATCTGTTTCAGGGTAGCCATTTGAGTTTACTGCGGGCCCTGGTTGAGGCTGCTTGTAGCTCGGTTTACAACATTTTCTATCGTTGTTCATATTATACTCCTTATCGTTTAAAACTGGTCATTGTTGGACCTGAAGGGCGACGAGGTTTTTTCTTCTCATCTTTATTTCTAGGTTTAGGCCCAGTACTTGGTGCCTTCATAGAAGTCATTTTTGGGCCTGAAGGTCCTGCTCTTCGAGTAGGTTTAGGGGCTTCGATTTTTTTAACCGGCGCAGCTTTAGGTGCTTCTTTTTTAGTAGAACGATTAGCGATCGCGGTAATACCTGCTACAGTAACCCCTGTTTTTAATGCATCTGCTTTAGTAAAAGTTCTTGGTTTAGCCTTAGGTGATTTAGGAGTGCTAGATGTTTTACCTGGCTGTCCACTTCTTGGGGGCGTTTGTTGTGTAATTTTTTTAGTTGGATTACTTGGTTTGCCCCCTGAATTACTTGTACTATTTAAATTCTTAACGCTACCTCTTTTTTTAGTGCTTTGAATATCTTTGCGTGTTGTAGGCCCTGCTTTAACTCGCGTAGGTTTTCCAGTGCTTCCTTTTTTAATAAGTTTACTCCCATATTTTATAGCTCTTGCAATTACCATTTCTTTTCTCCTAAGTTGTTGTTACAGTAACTGTGCCAACCTGACCAGTCGCTTCTAAATCATCTTCTATTTCTAATCCCAAAGGATTATTAAGTCCTACTGGATCCCAACCCCATTGAATTTGCCGACTACTATATTCACCTGCAACTCCAAAACTTCCGTCAGGTCGTGGATCACGTAACGCCTGTGGATCTTCTACAGGATACATGCCTTGCATGTTTTGCGGTTGGTCGGGTTCCCAACATTCTTTACAAACTTTTATATTTGTATCTGTAGTTCTAATGTATAGATTTTTAAGCTCTTTCAGTTTAACTTGAAAGCCACATCTATCACATACCGCAATTGCTTTTTTCCCGGCAGTAAATCGATTACTCATTATAATCCCTTATAGAAATTGCTGACGGGGTGCAAGTCTTAAATCAGCCTTTTCTCTATCTTCAGTAGATGCTAACATCCATTGTTCTTCATATTCTTGTTTTAACATTGCCATTCTTTCAAGTGCACCCGGTATCTTTAAGCTGAGATAATAGGCTAGTCCTGCAATTAAACAGGGATAAAATCTAAACGGTATTTCCTGTGTATTAACTCCGGTTCCAGCGTCATCAATACGTTTCATATACCAATAAACAAAAGTATATGGTGTAACACTATCAGGAATAGGCCATAAAGTTATAGTCGGTGTAGTCGTTTTCCTATCGATATAAACTTGTATAGGTCTTCCTGTATCATTTTTACTTGGTATTGTAGCATACGTCGGAACGGCAATTCGAGATATACTTAAATCAGATTGTGTCGTGCCTGAACCTGTACGAATAACTTGGTCAACTAAATCAATCGTATCGGTTGGCAAATTATAAGTAGCGGTGCCTGCAACAAGTGAAATGGAGCCTGTCGTAATTGTCCATAAATTGATGCCGCGATTAGCCCACTCAGCCGTGAGTAAATTTAAACTACGTCTTGCAGTTCGTAAGTCGTATCCAGTTCTAAGTTCAGCACCACATCGTTCAAATGCCTCTTCTACAATCTCGTTGAGATCTGGATTAAATGTTGTTGTTCCTGAAGTTGCCATATTATTATCCTAATTTTATACAACCAGCATGATTCATGCAGGGCCAGTCTGTATACATTCTTCCACCACATGAATCACCTGTTATGTATATAGGTTCGTTTTTTAAAAAAACGTTTGCTCTTGTTTCTACAGCATACCAAAGCACTGCTGTAATAAAAACAATAATTAAATAAGTTATAAAATCTTTCTTGTTCATTGAAACTATTTAATTAGTGCCACCAGCTTGTCATCCATCCCCATACGTCATGCCAGTGATGAGAAACCCATTTTTCCCAAACCCATGTCCAGACAACTAACGCTGCCCAGTGTTCCCAATTCCATTCCATAATAATCTCCTATTTCTTTTTTCGTTTAAGAGACGCAACTCTACGGGGTTTACCTGCAGGTTGCCCCAAGCTTTTCTTTTGCGCTATTCGCGAACGTTTCTCTGCGGTGGTCATCTCTCCTGATGTTTTAGGAGTCTTATTAGACACACGTTTGCTAGGTCTACAATAGGGAGTACCTCGAGACTCTCCTTTACTGCGACCACAGGCTTTACCGGTTCTTACATCTTTCCATTCTTCTTTGAACCAGCGTTTAAGTGCAGCGCCTTTAGCTGTCTTGCGAACTGCCATTATTTTCCTCTGTTTTTTCTACACTTAGCAATAGCTCCTGAAGCATAAGCGCTAGGAAATACCTTATACTGAGCTTTTACTTTTTTGTAGCAAGCATCTTTAACTGAGCCACCTTTTTTAAGAGCAACGGGCTTTTTAATTTTACCCATGCCACGACAGGCCATCATATGAAGCGTCCTTTTGTTCTACCTTTTTTACAGATACCATCACCACGATGTGCTTTTACTGAACCGCCGCGTTTCATTTTAATTTTACCGCCATATTTTTTCTTTTCTTTTTCTTTATATTCTCTAGCTTTTGCAGCATCTTCTACGCCTTTTTCATACCCTTTATGCCCTTTCCCTTCTTTAACATATCCAGGTAATGCTTCAGTTAGAAGCTCATCTAATTTTCTTTTAAAAGGGCCTTTAAGTCCAGAACGAACTCCACGTTCATATCCACTAGCAAAAGTTTCTTTAGCGTTTTGTGCGTCTTTTATTCTTTCTGATAAAGACTTTTTTTCTTTTTTATCTGGATCAGCCATAATTACACCATCCTTCCTTTTGTTTTACCACGAACACAAATGCCATCACGTTTACACTTAGATTGTTTTTTATGAGCTGAATCTTTCATAACTTTCCCATCTGGCATACGATGATAACCCTTTTTAACTTTACCGCCTTTTTTCATATACCCCATATTATTACGAACACTTTCAGGTAATTTTTTTAAGCCTGGATTGTCTGGTGTTTTTAGCATACCGCCTTCAGCTTTTTTATGAACCCGACCACCACAGCGCAACTCTTTTGCCGCATCTTCCAAATCTTTATTTTTTTTCTTTTGCGTTTTTAAAAATTCCGGCGTAATTGCGTTAAGTATACTTTCTCTAAAACTTCTATTTTCTTCTGTGTCTCTTTTCTTAACGTCTTCAGCTGCTTTTTTTGTTTTAGCATCCATAACTTGATCATCTTTTTGCTGCTTTGTTGAACTACCCATTTATTTTCTCCTAGTCTTTTTCTTTTTAGTAAATTCTTTGCCTACCTTTTGTGGTACGCCTACCTTCTTAGCAAACTTAGGATTATTAGCCACGGCTTGCATAAACTTTTTTTGCTTTTTACTTTTTGCCGGCATCGCGTTCTCTTTCTAAAGCTTTAATGTATTCTCTGTGTTTCTTAGCATCAAACTTTTTGCCTTGCACAGGTTTTACAGGTTCTTCTTCAGTTTGAACAGCTACTTCTGGTTTGCATACAAAGAGTTCTTTTAAAAATTTAAACATATTATTTCATCCAGTACCCGGCTATAAATGCTATAGCAGCAGCAAATCCGCTGAACATATACATAGCGACTTTCTTACCTCCACTAAGCTCAGACAGCACTTTTTCAATATTATCTATTTTGGTATCCATCTTATCA